TTACGGGCCCTCTGGCGACATATAAATTAATTATATATATTATATAATATCCCCACTTTGCGACACTTTGCCCCACCTTTGCTACACTTTGTCCCACTGAATGCCATTTCAGCCCACTGAGCGGCATCGGCAATTGCATTATATAGGCAGCATCGACTTCGTCGAGTAGCCCCTTTGGGCAGCATCGACTCCGTCGAGAAGCCCACTGGCCAACAGGTTATCCACATGATGATCCGTTTGCTTGACAGGCTGTAGCACTGCGTTATCATGGGAAGCCGCATAAGGTTAGGTTGTACCTGATGGAAATATCCGAATTTATTCTGAGGGTTACTACAATGGAATGCATGGAACAGCTCGACAAGATCTTTATTGGCTACGACCCGTTTGCATTGAACTCAAGTGATATGGAGGGTGGTGCACCGAAGGCTTTCATCATTATCACAAGCGGAGGCCTGATCGAGGCTTACGCAGACATGGTCTACATGGCCAGTGGCGCACCGCTTTGCTGGGAGATCTGCTACGACCTGTCTACGGGCAACAGGGCTCTGGCACTGATCGAGGCACGGCGGATTGCTGCGCGGCTCTTTGGCCTGGAAAGGCTGACCATTGGTCTGGAAGGGCTGACCATGCCGATGCTGCATCCATTCGTAACTGGTGACGTCACCGTCATTTGCGACAAAACTCAAATTATGTCTGCTCGCGAGCGGAACTAGGCACTACAATAGTTCTGTTGTTCTCTCTTCTTGAGTCTGATTCCGTCCAATGGGATCAGGCTCATTGACTCCTCGGTGTGCCGTTCGTGGGACGATTGGGCGGCACGCACCCAACAAGACTGCCACATTGCTTCGGCTGTGTGGCAGTCTTGTTGTTTGTAGGGCACTGAGTGATAAACTTCTGAACAATTCTACTATGTTTTTTTTGATATCGTCCTGAGCCTACTACAATGGGTTCAGAACTATCAGTGCCTTGCCTCCTTAGAAAGGCATAGAGCACGCTGAACAATGCATGCGCAACCGTGAAAATGGTCTGCAAGGACCAGGGAATCGGTCAAGCATCCTGATTAGAGGAGAAACCACCATCTCTCCTATGGTTTTATCAAGGCCTTTCGACAGCGTCTACCTGCTCCCCCCAGGATCGCTTCGGAGGGCAACTGAGAAAGAGAGGACGCCGTCCAAGCTGCGTCCTCTCTTTTTATTGGTATGGTTCATCCGAAATAGGTACTGGAGGTCATTCTATGGCAAAGAACAACACAAACAACTTGGCAGCGAATATGCGTAAGCGTAAAGAAGCAATGGCTTTGAAGGATGCATGCCGCAGGATGGCTCTTGCGGAAGTTCAGGCAGCGCGTCTTAAAAAGCCAAGAGGCTGATTCTGCGTTCGTAAGTATCTGATGTATTTAGTGAAGCCGCGCACCGCAGGGTGCGTGGTTTTTTTTATGAATCTTTCATAATAGGCAGGGCTTCTCTGTCTTCACATATAAATTTCTTTTAGAAGAAATTTATATGTGTGTATGCGCACTGTTTTAAACACGCACTGCAAGCATAATTTCTTAACCCGTCGCACGAAATGCCATAGTGTTTGCAATAGCTCGCGCGGCCGAACTACTGGCTTAAACAGAGGCACTGAACAGCCCTGTGTAGCGCACCGCTTCATCCAATCTGATGCATGACTCGTTTGGGAGTGGCAATCCGCAGTTTTTTGGACAGAAGCAGTCATGTACTTCCTTCCAAGTGCAGCACAGAGAAGCATTGCCCATCATTTCTACTGTTCATCATATGTGTACGACCTCTCAGACTCCATGTGGCATGGGACGCTAAGGCAGCCTTCGAGATCAAACTACATGGGTGTTTGTGCTCCGAAGAGGTAAACGAAGTCCATGCTTTCTCTCGTTGGTGCACGGAACGTATATTCTGCGCACTGCTTATGGACCAGTTGGCTTTCTAGCTACGCTGGGATGATGGAGTCCTCACGCACTGCAATGATTATGGGGCAGTATTCTCGCCGATTAGTGATTTTTCTTTACTGCGCAGAATCTTCGTTCCGAGCACTTGACTTCTTCGTTCTGTGCAGTTACGGTATGTAGCATTACGGCTATTCCTATTTGCCAGGAGTGTTTATGTCTGCAGAGAAACAGTCTCTTACTGGTCGTGAATTTGCGATAGAGGACACCAGGATGAAGCTCGCAGCCCTTGGCTGGGCACTGAGTTCTTGTTCCAGTCGTGGTTATTTCCACCTGCATGGCTGCTGCAAGATGTGCGTCATGAGCAACGCAAACAGCCAGACTTATGGGAACGGCTGCGGATGGTGCTACCTCAATTTTCGAGGTGGTTACATTTCCATCGAGGACGTGGAAGTGATCGCGCAGATGATGAATTTGCTGAAAACGGAATCAGCGGAGAAGGTTCGTGAACTACTGAACGCACTGGATGACGTTTGCCTAAGGAAGGACCCGATTGCGGTCCTGTCTGCAGAGGCAGCTGCCATGCAGGCGAAACAGATGCACGCTGACACCATGGAGAAGACTACATGAGTCCGATTGACTCGTACTGTTCTCGATTAAGTGCACTCTCTGCGCAGACCGCAGGAAGTTGCCTACGTAAGTGCTTGGCTATGGTTGGTATAACGGAGGCGGACCTGCAGTCTGGTATCACCTATGCACATTCGAGCCAACTCGTGCGCGAACTATCTGGCAGGTACGGACGACGCACGATTGCCAAGATGCTGAGTTTTTGGCGTGAGTTGATTCGAGAGTGCTGGCGTCTGGGCCACCAGGATCGAGAGTCTGCGGACAGGGCGATGCCCAAGTGGACGCCCGCCGGCGATACTCCGCCCACTGGCCGGCATCTCCGCGATGACGAGATCAGGGCCTTGGCTCGAGCATGCGGCGCAGGTCTTGCCGGATCCCGCAATGAATCGCTTCTCTGTCTACTGGGTGCTGGACTGCGTCGAAGCGAGATCGTGGGACTGAACTGCGAAGACTGGTCTGGCGATATCCTTCGGGTGAAGGGGAAGAGGGGGAGGATCCGAGAACTCAAGCTGCCCGCAGAGAGTGCAGAAGCATTAGACTTGTGGCTGGTCCGGAGGGGCAAACTGAATGGTTGCGATCCATTGCTGTGCTCCGTTCGCGGCGAGGATGCCGCCCAATGCAGGCTGAGTCAGTCGGGCGTGAGGTCCGTACTGAACGGGTTGTCAAGCAAAGCAGGTATTGCCGGGACGATGCCGCATGACTTCCGCAGGACATTTGTTGGTCAAGTTCTTGGATCTGGAGCGGACATTGGCATCGTGATGAGGTTGATGGGTCATTCGAACCCTGCCACTACATTGAGATACGACCGACGTCTGGCGGAAACTGCATGGAGTGTTTCTGCAGGGCTGCCTTCTCCCGTGCATGGACTCAAGGTAGGAATTACAAGTGCCCCATAAAAAATTGGGGAAAGAATCCATAAGACATGGACTTCTTCAGCTCGAGAGCTTGCATTCACATGGATAGCAAAACAGCATCTCAGATACTCACCAAGGAGTTCATGGCTCGTCGTCGCAGCGAACACGGTGAACGCTCGTTCCCTATCAATGCACTGAAGTGCTACGACGGGTTTACTGTTTCCGTTCAGGCTTCCGCCTTCAACTATTGTTGGCCAAGGGAGAACAATGCGGATATGTGGGTACGCTGGGAGCTGGGCTACCCTTCAGCAGAAGTGGCTGAACTACTGCCGTACGCGGAGGATGAGACGAGACCTATGGATACCGTCTACGCGCAGGTTCCATCAGAGGTGGTGATGAGTGTTTTTGAAGCGCATGGTGGCTTGATCATGCATGACCCAGTCCAAGAACTTATTCTTAAGAGTCTAGAAGACCAAGTTGATGAGATCTGATTGAAATCGCCATGACTGTGGCTTCCATGATTTCATTGACTTCCCTCAAAAACTTGGATCGGTCACCCATAGGAATGGCTTGCCGGGACGATGCCGAAATCCATTGGGCGAAAAGCAGACGGAAATCCATGAGAGCAGAAACATCTGGTGAGGCGTGTACATGGTCTGGTAACCCCCTTCCCGTTTCGATCAAGCGGTTCCATGCAGTCTCTTCCAGAGTATGGCCGCCAACTGCATGGGCATCCGATTGAGTTTCGTCAAGAGGGTTCATGCAGACAATTATAGTGGTCGCTCTGAAGGCTGAGCGGCAATATGCGGAACGAAGTTCACATCACGCTCATCCGGTGGCGGTGGTTGGTGACTCCAACGAACGCTCCAAGGCTGAGAGCTGCCTCTGGCAGCGGATGCGAAGCGTGCGAAGTTTCTGCCGTGAGGTTCTGGCTCTCTGTCCCATTCCTTCAAAGGCATGCCCCATCGCTTCCTAAGCGCCGCCCAGCAGAACCTTCCCGTGGTTCCGCTCCACAGACTCCACGGCTTCGCCCATTCCATGAGGTAAGCCCCGTTCAGGGCGAGCCATGCTCCCTCCTGTGCATCGGCATGGATGACCCATCCACGGGAAAGCGTGTTGAAGATGCGGTCATCGACTTTGTCCACCTCAGCTGCCCAGCTCTCGATGAGCCATGTCGCATCGCCCATGGTTACTTGAGGATGAGTCGTCTTGACTACAGCGGACGCCACCCCTGCTCCTGTCCATCCTTCTCTAACCGATGCATCAGCCATGCCGCTGGCTATGCTGTGCGCCAGTTCCATGATCGAGCCTGATTGTCGTCGCGAGAAGTCAATGCATTTGTTCGCGCAGTTCGCAAGTGCTCCAGCTACAGGCTTGCCGCCGCCGTTACGGCCTTGGACAAGTTCCACTTCGTTCGTGCCGTATCCATCAATCCATGCAGACGCAACGATAAAGTTCGCCCATTCAGAGCGTACTGGATTGAGTCCTCCCTTTGACTTCGCCATATATAGGTATATCGGATGGCTTGAACATTGTCCCGGCAGGCATTTTGGTTCGAATGCTGTCTGTTCCATAGAAAAAACGTCCATTTGACGGAAAGTTGAGCGGAAGGAAGCAGTTCGCCCCGTTTCTTCACTAGAACGATCATAGGGGATGCCCGAAAGAGCAGCGTCCCGGCAGAGGTAAGACCATGACCACTAAAGACGAACTCCGTATTGCCGTTGCAAGGATGCACTCTCCTTCCTCTCAGGATTGGGAATCCATTCCCTCTGGTTTAGGTGCGAGATTGCTGAACTATCTGCTCTCACACTCAGACCTGTACGGCAAGACCAACCTCGTGAATATCGAGGATAAGGATATCGCCACCCTGTCCACATCTGGACTATTCGGCGGCGCAATTGCATTCGCCATTGGTGGCGAATCTGGTCGCTGCGAGTGGCAGAAGAATTGGATGTCCGACAAAGATGCCGTGATCGCGGCGATGGCTCTCATTGCTCGTTGTCCCCATAGCAAGAGTAAGTTCACTTCAAGTGACATTTCCGCATCCGTGCTGCGTGATCCTGAGATCGCAAAGGCGATGCTCAATGGAGGGGTATTTGAGATGCACAGCGGTCGATCTCCATTCCGAATCCTCAAGGAAGAGGACATTAGCATCATGTACAGCGCCGACATTGGTTCCGTTGCAGCCGTCATGGTTGCAGACAGGCGGATGATTCCCTGTGTACTTCGTTCGATCCCAGAGGGAAACTGCAAGGATTTCCTTGGTGAGGTTGTTCGTTCATGGATGAACAATGAATCCAACCCTATTGATGTATTGAGCGGAATGGCATACCATGTCGATCCATGCGGCGAAAGGGGTCAATCATTGATCGACCATGTTGTGCCGCATATCGGTACGAGGTGGCGCACGAAGGCAGACCGCAGCCTACGAACACATGACTGCCTGATCCGTGATGCAAGTCCTTGGAGCGAGGACAGCGCATCTGTGCATGGCTGGCTTCGTCAGGGACTGAACCATTGCACCGAACGAACACCAGACAGGCTCGTTGGTTGGATCGGTGAGGCTCCGTGTCTCTACGAGTTTCTCAACACCGCAGCCAAGCAGCGCCGTGGAATTATCGCTGCTCGTAGACTTATCAAGATGATGGGACGATGAGCATCGTCCCGGCAGGGAACTAGGCATAGCCCCGTGTGGGGCGGCAAGCACCAATCACTCAGGCAGGAACACCATGAATCTCGTTGACACTATCAAGATCTATCGTCGCGCCAACATCCCCTGCTTCATCTTCGGAGCGCCCGGAGTGGGCAAGTCTCAGCAAGTCCATCAGGCAGCGGAGGGCAAGCGCGTGATTGATGTGCGCCTCTCCATGCTCGACCCCGTTGACCTTCGTGGTCTGCCGCTCATCGAGCGCGGCGAGAGCGGTGCAAATGTCGCTTGGGCGCGACCCGACTTCATCCCGCAGGACGGCGAGGGCATTCTGTTCTTCGACGAACTGAACACCGCTTCGGTGGCGGTGCAGAACGCCGCTCTCCAGATCATTCTCGACCGCAAGTGCGGTTCCCACAAGTTGGGTGACGGTTGGTATGTGTGTGCAGCGGGAAACAAGTCCTCGCACCGCGCCCATGTGCAGCCAATGTCGGCTCCCCTCCGCAACCGATTCGCGATTGTGAATTACGAACCCGATGTCAAGTCGTGGACTACTTGGGCGTTCGGCGCGGGTGTCCATGACGATGTTGTGGGCTTCTTGAACTTCCGTCCCGCCCTGCTCTCGACCGATCCGAAGGACGAGTACGAGAACTTCGCCTCGCCCCGCGCTTGGGATCGCGTGAGCCAGTTGATCGGCTCTGGAACGGACGATATGGAGTTCGTGACGGGCATCATCGGCAAGGGAGCCGCAGCGGAGTTCGATGGCTACCGCCGCGAACTGAAGGATATGCCAGACCTTGACGCGCTCCTCGCGGGTAAGGAACGGTTCACGCACGATCCGAAGCGGGTCAGCGTGTCCTATGCGGTGGCGATGGGCTTGTCCTCGCGACTCCTCCGTGGAGATGCGAAGTTCATTGCCGCGAACACCGACAGGGCGTGTGAGATCGCGGGAACGATGCCTCCCGAAATCACTTGCCTGTTCATCGTTCGTTCGATGGTTGGCAACATGGATGTTCGCAAGGCGGTTCTCAGCGCGAAGTCCGCGCACAAGTGGGTCACGCAGCACAGCGAACTGATCGACCGATACGGCATCCGCAAGTGATGCTCACATCGTCCCGGCAAGGAGCAAGTCATGGCTAAGAAGTCCAACATCACCAACGGCAAGGCAGGGGTGGCTACGGTCGCCCCTGCCTCCTCCCTTTCCGCAACAACCTACTCTGGAGCAGCCATTCTGAGCGGAGATGACAACGACCGCCAGAAGCGCATTGATGGATGCTGCATGACCTTGTATCGTTATATGCCGTTTTGGGGATTCCTCACGGCGGGATGCAAGTTCTTCATCTCCGATGTTCCAACCGCTTGCGTTGACAAATGTGGCAACATCCGTCTTGGGCGAGTGTTCATGGACAAACTCAGCGACAAGCAACTGTGCTTCCTGATCGCGCATGAGATTGGTCATGTCGCCTTCAGTCACTTCGACCGCCGACTCAACCGTGATCCCCTGATCTGGAACTTTGCGAACGACTTCGCTGAGAACCTGATTCTTTTGGATCAGATGGGACGCGATTCGTGGATCGAAGGGGGATGCCTTGACGAGAAGTACCGCGAACTGACTTCGGAGCAAATCTACGAAGAACTGCTCCGCAACGGCGGCGGCAACGGCGGCAACGGCGGCGGCAACAGCGGCGGCAACTGCGGCGGCAAAAGCGGCGGCAACTGCGGCGGCGGCACAGGCAGGGATATGGACGAGGGCAACCCGCAGGGCGGCGAACCGAACAACGGTGAGAAGATCGCGCGTGAGCGCGGCGACGAGGAGCGAACCAAGGAGCAGGATTGGGACAGGGCGATTGCCCGTGCTGCCGCCTACGCGAAGCAGCAGGGCGAGTTGCCCGAAGGGCTAGAGCGCATGGTGTCGGAGAAGGTGGACAGCAAAGTCGCTTGGAGCGAGAAGTTGCGCCAGTACATTCGCTTCGGCGTGACCCGCGACCGCCGCGATGATTACCAGTTCCTCCCACCGAACCGTCGATTCGTCTGGCAGGATATGTATCTGCCATCTCCGTGCGGATTCAAAACTCCGCGCATCGGCTTCGCCGTTGACACTTCGGGGTCGATTGGCGAGATGGAGATCGCTCAGGCGGTTGCGGAGTTGGAAGAGATCCGCAAGCAGTTCGGATGCTCCATCTATCTGATGGACTGTGATGCCGCAGTTCATCAGGGACGATGGCTTGACGCTACCGAATCCGTACCGACGAAGTACGAGGGCGGCGGTGGAACCGACTTCCGACCTGTGTTCACGCACCTTGAAGACAATCGTGTTTCCGTTGATGTTGTTGTTTACATTACGGACGGTTACGGCGAGTTCGGGGAGCAGCCAAGCATGGATGTCATTTGGGTGATGACCACTTCACAAAAGCCTCCATACGGCGAGTGCGTTCAGATCGGTGTTCCTTCCTGACAACGGGGGAATACCATCGTCCCGGCATGGGGCGGATATAGAAGTCCAGATCCTTTCCTCCCCGAAATAAAAAAGGGGAGGATATTTTGGGCGGAAAATATCTCATAAATTTGTGAATAAGTGTAACGAGGCGCTTGACTGGCACATAGTCCCGGCGTAAATTAAGATACAACTCCCCCACGGTGGGGGAACAATTCCTAGAACGCCAAATCCCAAAACGGGAACGGCATTAGAAAAGGACAGGCAATGAACAGTCTCTTCAATAGTGTTGCTTCGGCAGTCGCATCAAACATGGTTCGCAAGGCAAGCCTCACATCGACGCTCAAGGAATCAGAGTCTTCCGACCGCGAGTTCGTCATTGGCAACGCCAAGCAGACCTTCAGCGGCACGACCGTTGCCGTGATCGGCACGGGATTCCAGATCGGAGCTCCCGTGAAGGAATCCATGAAGTCTGCGCCTCTTGCGGAGTGGATCATTGAATGGACATTCCCCCGACTGACCGCAGATCAGGCGGCGGCTCTTTCCTCTGAGCTTGCGATTCGTCACTCACGCGCCGTTGAATCCGAAGCGGCGGGAGTTCCAGTTGTCGCGGGTGGTGCAGAACACATTCGCAAAATGTGGGAGAAGCGTTTCGGTGCAGGAAGTGTGCTTGAGCCGATTGGCTCCACGCCGAAATCCCCGAACTCATCCATCATGGGAGAGGTCGCCACCGTGTTCGTCGCTGACGGCAGCGCCGAGATCACAGGAGAGATGAACGACGATCAATTCGCCGCTCTGGAAGCCGCGTACAACGCCGCTCTTCAGTCTCGCGGGTGCAAGCCCGTCAAGGCAGCAAAGCCCCGCAAGCCGAAGGTGAAGTCTTCGGTCACGGTGATCAAGAACATTGTCCCGGCAAGCAAGTAACTAACAAGCAAACTCCTTCCTCCATGACCGCGCATTGGTCTGAGGAAGGTGCTTCCCCTCGCGGGCGAGGGAAGCAATTTTCAAAGCCCCGCAGGAGTTTTCAATATGCCACGTAAAGCACAGAACAGCGTCCTTTCCCCGTCCGCAAACCCGCTTGCAGTCTGCAACGCGCTCCGCATCTCTCCCGCGATTTACTTCGCGGCGATGGCGAAGTTCGCTCAGACTCTCCAGACTGCTACGACTGAGTTCGACCGTCTGGCAGGTTCCGATACGCAGCGTCAGACCGCACTCCGCGCTCATGTCGCCTCGCAGATCGGATCGTTGATGAATACGGGCGAGGCTCCTGCTCCGCAGCGCAAGCCCGTTGCCGCACAGAAGATCGTTGCGAAGCCTGTCAAGAAGGATGCGAAGCCCGTCAAGAAGGATGTGAAGGCGAAGCCTGTCAAGAAGGTCGCCCGTGAAAGCGTCGAACTCAGCACAGCGGGTCGCCGTCCGCATGGCCCCGGCGGCAAGGGAGTGAAGACAGTCGTGTCTGAGATCCTCCAGAACTCGTCCGTCCCGATGGGTACGGATGCGATTGAGGGTCTGGTGCGAGAGTGCTACGCTTCTGCGGGGATCAATGTTCCCGACAGCATCGGCGGTCAGATCGGTACGGCTCTGTCCTCGCTTCGCAAGAGCGATTTCGTCACCGCCGAGAGCGCGGGTGAGGGTCGCCGCATGAACTACGCTTGGTCTGGTGCGATGGTGGCGGCGTGAACGACAGCGGCGTGAGTGATGGTGGCAATCCCTGCGGGAGCGGCAACGTTCCCGCAGGGACTTCCCATTTCAGACTGTTGGTCTGTTCCTCCAAGGAAGAGGATCCCGTGGCAGCCCTGATACTTCTCCGCAAGGACGAGATCGTTAGGGTTTTTATCCGCGATCTGGACAACAGCGAATGGCGCGACATGACTTGCATTACGATGCAATGGGACGGCTCCGACGATCCGAAGCAAATGGATGCCCAGCTTGCAGAGATGATCGAAGCCACAGGAATGACCGAGGTTTCCATCGACTCCTTTGACACGCACGGGCTTTACGAACTGATGGAACAATTGAGTTAGCATTGTCCCGGCGAGGATGGCTACATGGACATCAACTCGACACTAGCACTACGAATGAACGCGCAATTCATCGAGGACAGCGCAAACCTCAAGGCGCAGTTCGATGGATTCATGCCGCGCAGGATCATGCCTCCCACGGGATACATGGCTCCGAGATACTGGTGGGCAACAGCGTTCACCGCTCTCCATCCAGATATCATCCCGATCATCGGGATGTACCCGCGCGATCTTCGAGTGTGCGCCGCGAATGCGGTGAGCATGATGCGAACCCTGAATGCGCCCACTTATTTCCCGAGCAGGGAACTGATTGACGCACTAGACCGCACCGATGTGGGAGGAATTGACTTCGCGGAGATAAAGTTCCCCGCCGAATGCATCATGTTCGTGCTGCCCACAGAACCGCCGTACATGCCCTACGACATGGAGTGGGAAGGAGAACCCATCACGGTGGCTCCCGTAGCCGTCACGCTGATGCGATTCAACTCATTCACGCGAACGGAGAACGGTGCATCCACAACTCTCAAGGATCGACCAGTCCTTGAGGGAACCATGCTCGACACCAAGGGCGATATGGGGTGGGTTCGAGTGCCTTGCGAGGGTGCATGGTCTGACACGATGGATAAGTACGGCAGCGACATGGTGTACGACCGCATGGGCATCCGCGTCGATCCGAAGGATCATCCTACCGTGGATCTAGACACCAAGCAGACCCAATGGGCATTCCGGATGGCGGTCAAGCTACTGATTGCCATGAACACGGTGGGCGACATTCACGCCCCTGCGCCTATCCTTGTGCGTCCTGCGAATCCCAAGAAAAACAAGGGAGAACTTTGGCAAGGTCAGGTGATGACACTTGCCCGAGCTGTGGCATCCGATGAAGCGAGCGGAAACCATGCAAGCCCACGGTTCCATCTGCGGCGTGGTCACATGAGACAGCAGCACCACGGGGAGAGGAACTCACTCGTCAAAACCGTTTGGATCAAGCCCACATGGGTAGGAACAAAGGGCGAAGCATCGTCCCGGCAAGGAGAATCATATGCCCACTAAAACCAAGAAGCCAAGCAAATCCAAGAAGTCCGCAGATCCCATCAGCAGCATCCTTATGACCGTGAAGAAGGAGCGAGAGGGATACGCAGAGCATTTCGCCACGGTCTACGCTCCCGTCATGGATGGGTTTCTGAAGCGTCACGAAAAACTCCTTGACATCGTGCTTTCAAAGGACGAGCCTCTCTGCGTTACACTTGTCCAGTTCTGTCCAGAGATGCTGAACGCCCTTCCGTCTGCCGAGGTTAGCAAGTATAAGGACGAACTCTTGGCTGTCCTGCGCCTGTCCGAGATCGCCAAGAGCACCAATGCAGATGATTATCAGTTGAGTTATCATGCCGAGCAGGTCATTCGCACAGGCAAGGCGTTCGCACAGGCGATGTTCCTGTACCGCTCAGGATACGAGAAAGTCACCTTTGATTTCAACGGTGGCGGCGACGAAGGTCATGTTGACAATATCGCCCTGCTTTCGGAGGCAGAAGATGATGGCGATGTTCCATTCCCCAATGGCTTTGAAGCCCACCAATGGGTGTACGACATGATGCCATCTGGATTCGGCAACGACGAGCCGTATTACAACGATGGAGTGGTGAGGATTCTTCTGAAGGATCTCACATTCGATCTTGAGTGCAACATGGAAGTGCGTAAACAGGAATGGCAGGAAACGAGCGGCGTACTGTATAATGGTCTTCACATCCCCGAACCCGATTGAGCATCGTCCCGGCAGGAGCATTGCCATGAGCCACCCCTACTATCACGCCAAGTCATCCGCCAAGAAGTTCGGTGGAGCCGCCTCCGATTATCAGCACATCCACGATTGGTTCGACCAGACAAAGAGCCATGTCGCAGATGTTCGTCACCGCGCCCTGCTTCATTCGTCCTTCGGTATCTTTCTGTGCGAACAAGTGTTCGGCACGGTGCTGACCCGCAAGAGTGATGGACGCACCGTACCTGTTCGCACCATCGGTGAGCAGCACGTCCTTGAAGACATGGGACGCATCCCGACCCCGCAGGATTGGCTGAAGAATATGCCCCTTGAGGCATGGATGGCGCGTGGAGCGAAGAAGTTGTCAGAGGAACTTCCTGACGATCCCGCTGCGCCGATCAGCGAGGCAATTCCATGCGAGGCATGCGTTGTCCCGGCAGGAGCTATGAAGTAATGAATCGCCAATCCACTACCCAAATCGTTCGGGAACTCCCCCTTCCCTACCTCCTCTACTGTGCTCCCAACTGGAAGGGATTCTACGATGGCTACGGAGTATGCACCCACTCTCCGTTCGTCGGAAGGTCGCCCCGCAGGGGGGATAATGTGGAGATGGAGTACGGTCGTCTGTATCAGCAAATGCAGGACTCAGGTGGCAGCGTGGGATGCCTAAGCATCATCTGTAAGTTCCTTTCGATTGAGTCTCCCTCAGAAGGGGATCGGGATTCGATTGTGGATGCATGGATACGAATCTGCGCCACTATGCCGCTGATGATTCACTTGATGCCCAACGAGCTCGCCAAAGACGAGAAGGTGGCGCATCTTGTTCGTATGTTCCAGATGAGCAATCCTCAATGGGACATAAATGATGTAGTCCTCTGCACTCGCGCTGCGATGCTTGGCGTTGGGTACGACAGGATCGAAACCCGACAGTTGCTTCGCAACGAGTACGACGATCAATCCCACAGCGATGTCATGCGGAGCGTTCACTTCTTGATGCGTAAGGATGAGCGATCTGGCTTCGGAGGCATGGAACTTGAAAATGATTACGCTTTTGGAGATGATGTGTTCTTCACGGTCGTCTCCCATGCGCAGATTATACTGCGTAAGAACACTTCAAATGTCAACAATTGGTATATGTCGTCCTATGTATACCATATCGCTACCGACCTCTGCGAAGAGCACGATCTGGCAGCGGGAATTAATCTTGGGCGATAGGTAGCGCATCGTCCCGGCTCTTACTACAATAGCGTTCACGTGCTTGTAGCGTGCTCATCAAGCCCCGATAGCTGAGGTAGTTTAGCAACGGACTTTTAATCCGTGTTAGGAGAGTGCAAGTCTCTCTCGGGGCATTATGCCTACAGAACCTAAGTCATTTTCAGATAAGGCTGTTAAGGCGATCTGCTTTAACGCGGAAACTGGCTTGGTATTCTTCAGAGACTCCGCCGACGAGGTGTTTGTCATGGGAAAATCGGCTTCTCATGGCGCTCCGATAATGAACGCCGACACGTCCATTGAATCCGTACTCGACTTCATTCATAGGTTTCCCGATTGTGTGAGATGCGTTCCACTTAGGCAGCGTAGGCGCAGGGCAATCAAGGGCGCTATGAAACTCATTGAGATGGGCGCAGTCCCGGCGAAGAACAAGATATAATGGATAAACACTCTTCCAATCTCCTCACCCTTGCACAACTCTCCGAAGATCCTGTCTCGAAAATCTGGCTCACCGAAGCCGCCGCAGAGATCAGATCACTACAGGAAACGCTGCGTGCGCTTATGCGCGAGAGAATGAAGCACCCTCTGCCGAACGAGCGTACTGAATCGAATGATCTGCCCTTCGATGTATATGACGGGGTTCTTCCCGCAGACATCGGAACCGACCGTCCCTGACACATTGTCCCGGCAAGGATTAATCCATGAGCATCACCATCCATCACTATTGGCTCGACAAGATCAATGACTACGCCTTCCGCGCAGAACTTGGTCAGACTCTGGATAGTCAGTTTTCATCCGACACCATGTTTACGGAAGCGGCGAAGGATAAGGACGATTTTCTTCGCCAGCTCATCCTGCATGGAATGGCTGATTCTGTTCCTGCCGATGTTCGCAGCACCCTTGAATCAGAGGATGCCATCAATGAATTTGTGCAGCGCAGACGATTATGTTCACTTGCGGGCGATACAGTATCGGATACGGGGATGCAGATGGCTACTGCGGCGGTGCTCGCACTCGCACAGGGGATCCTCTCCGTCCGATACGTCTACATAGGAGGTACGGACGAGATCGACCTTGAGCAAGACTGTGAGTTCGACTGCGCCGATCCTAGCCTAAAGGCGGGGGCATGGAATGCTTGGTGCGAGGCTTGCTCTGCGGCGAGAATCGGAGAGGACGGCATCTTCTGGATTATGAACAACGACAGCGGTGCAGGTAGCGGATCCATCTATAATGGCAGCCTGACCGTTGATCTTCTCACCCTCCAATCCGAAGAGGGCGAATACGAGTTCCACGAAGACGATGAGGATGAATGTAACTCTGGAGCGTACAGCGACGAGTATCCAGACGATATTACAGACCAGACTACAGACAATGCTCCATGAGCATTGTCCCGGCTGATACTCATTCATGCAGACCGTACCAAGCTGGCTCCCCTCTCTTGAACGAATCATGTCATGGTGGATTTCCACCGTGCCTCAATGGGCACAGCCCTCTTGGTTCTGGAAACTGTATTACTTCCTGCTAGACAGAATGGGCTGACTACAATGCCTGTTCATGGACAGATGTCCGAGCGGTTGAAGGAGCAGCATTGGAAATGCTGTGTGCGGGGTAACCTGTACCGTGGGTTCGAATCCCACTCTGTCCGTTCATGTAGTATAGCACCATTATTTCAGCGGTAGAAAATTGCTCCTACACAGCAAGGGTCGCAGGTTCGAATCCTGCATGGTGCATTAGCGACAACACGAAAAAAGTCTTCGGTTCGAATCCAACAGGGAGTCTTGTTGGCATTGTCCCGGCGAGGATCATAGTATGAAGATGAACAAGCATTACATCCTCGATATCTCAAAAGATCCCAAGAAGGTGAATGCACTTCGCAGAAACATCCGCAAGCAGTTCAAGGACAATATCAATGGTGATCCGTCCTTCAAAATGTGGCTGATGATTAACCCGCGCTTTGGTCAGCGCGAGGTGCAAAGCGTTCGCCTCATTCTGCGAATCAGCAAGGTCATGGGCGATATGTTGGTGGAGTATTCCGCAAAGGGATGGTTCACCAATTTTATGAAGGAAGAGGAATCGACGATACATGAAACTGTGTTGGTTTCTCCGAAGAGTTACGGTCACATCTCTTCGTTCGCGTTCGATCCCTGTATGGAGGCTATCCGAAGTCACGGGCTTGACGCATTCGCTCTTCTTAGTGGCGATCCTATTGCCGCGCTCCGAATGGTGGTCACAAGCAGGAAGATGCGGCAATAAGGTTATGGGAGCCACAGATTCGCATTTACGATACGGAATGTTGCGCACCGAACCCCGCCCCACTACAATAGCAAATTAAGCCCTCGTAGCGTAGATGGATAGCGCGGATCTTTCCTAAAGATCAGGTCATAGGTTCGAATCCTATCGGGGGCGCATCCGAAAAAGATCAGAGGAAAACAAATGAAAACAGAACAGAACACAACCATCAAACCGATGAAACCAGAACCGAAGCCGCCAACCATGTGGAACGTGGTTCTGCACAATGACAATACGAACAGTTTTGAGTATGTCATTCAGACGCTCATCACCGTGACGAGATTAGAGCCTATGTCCGCAATGGACAAGACGCTTGAGGTTCACACGAAAGGGATGAGCGTAGTTGCGACTTGTCTCAAGGAACACGCAGAGTTCAAACGTGACCAGTTACAGTCAAAGCGACTGACTGCCACCATCGTTCAAGCACCGTAACGGGCACTGTCCCGGCAAGGAACAAGTCATGCTGACTATCACGACGCTGAAGGATTCGGCTTTCCGTTCGCTTGGGCAATGGCTTTCGTCAGTTGTCCAAGACGCAAAGTCATTGGACGATCAAGACATGATGGGAACTTCGGTTTCCCTGTTTCTGATTGAGGTTGGTCAAGCCCGATATCTTGTTGGGGCGCGGGATACGATTAGTCATGTCATCTTCGTCTACCCAGAGGGGTCGTTGGTAGGCTACCGAGGTGAGGAAGCCCTTGCCGTGTCTGCAAATGCCAAGAACGCACTTCGCGACGAGACAAAGGCAATTGATTGCGTTATTTCCAACTTCAACAATGTTGATTGGAACAAGGATGATGGATACCATTCGCGCATGGGGGCGCGTACTGTTTCTATACATTTCAACTTTGGCTATCGTTCCCTGACATTCGTGAAGTCTCTGCGAGAGCAAGACCTAGAGGGAGATCCCGTATGGATGATCTGCACGGATACTCCAAGGGATTCCGAGTTCGACGGATGGGCAAGAATGCTTACCCCTATTGAGACTGTTCATGAGCGATAATTCAATGCATTTTGGTAGATTTGTTGTACCAGATAACGCACCGCGAATAGGTGAAACCGAAGGTCACGGAGATAAGGCTAGGATCATATCCAAGATCTCGAATCCGCATGACAGGCATCAGAAGTGGTATGTAATCGAAGTCGATCCCAATGGGGAAGCATTCGGTTGGCATCAAGCTCTTCGCGATCACGGGATGTACGGCAAGTTCAGTCTGCTCACTCTTTCCAATGCAGGAATGGTGCAGGAAAAAATCGGGACAGAAACAGTCCAGACCATGCGCGAGTATGGCTACATGGAATGAGCGTAGTCCCGGCAGCAAAAGAGTCATGGAACCAATATCCGAAACCGTCCAGATGATCGAAGATGCCATTCGCCAGAAGGCTAGAGTGGACTTCCCCGCATGGCGCATCGACTCTTCCTACCATGACCCAACGAACACATATAAGTCAACATCATCCACCAATGTTTGGTTCAAAGCCTACATTCGACAGGGTTCGGTGTTCGGAACGATCACGGTAGTGTGGACGCGCAGCAGCAAGGGTAAGGTTACAATCAAGTCAAGGTGGATGCTGAAGCCTATGGCTTTCACCACCCGCGAGATGAAGGCTGCTTTCCTAGTCGTGACTGAAGAGATGTCTCATAACGCACCGAAGATCGAACTTCTGCTCCGCGAGGAAGCAAAGAACATGGGTGATCCGATGGAACTTCTCTCCAAGACGGCAAAGAAATCGTTAAAGTGATAACAGCCTACTACAATGAGATTATCCCCCCAGCGAGGGGATGAACCTCATTAGGCTTGCGGTCGCTGGACGCTTGAATTAACCATGAAGTACAACGGTACTCCAAACATAGCCGAGTGTGAGATGCCAAAGAAGGAATGCTGCAGCTTCCTTGACCGATGGCTCTGGAAGGCAGGAATCACCCGATCCCTGCTCATCACTCTGGCGCTGCTTCCGTTCTCATCGGCAGGAGTCGTGTGGATCAAGAACGTCATTGTTCAGGTCTGGACGCTCATAGCCGATAAGATGGCTTAAGGGCAAAATCAATCACGCAGGGCAAGGGTTGATATTCTTCCCTTGCCCTGCGTGTATTCATGTGGGTATGATGTAGTGGCAACATAAGAGTTTTCCAAACTTTTCTCAGGGGTTCGAATCCCCTTACCCGCTTTAATCGTGTCATTGTCCCGGCAGGGTTTAAAACATGGCATACCAAACTTCATGGGTGCGAGATGCAGAGTTCGATGCAGATGCATTTGAACTTGTGTACATGGACATAGGGTCGATCTGGAGGAGCGGATTGACGAATGGGATTCCCATGACGTTCTCCTATTCTCACGGCAGGATTCGCTTCATTGAAGGGGATGGTCTGTTTCAAATCGACCGCATTGCCAGAAGTAGCAGATGGGGAACAGATGATGTGTGTTGCTTCCCTACGGAAGAAGGTAGTTCCTTCTGCTGCTTCGTTAACTCTAGCCACCATTGCGATTACAGCGAAAGGATTATCGCGGCAATGTGCGCTGCAAAGCAGCACCTTGGTGCGTCCATCATTTTCTCGTCCAAGTTGTCGCATCTTCAGATACAAGGTGGCATAGAACTTTATAACAGGCTATTCTTTAGGAACATGACCTATCCTTGGCTGATGTGCAATGACCCTCTCATGGAACTGATGCTTGCTGCATCGTCCCGGCGAGCAACACCAGTATGAAGAAGATCGCAACCATCCTACGTACACTTTCTGAGATGAAGGAAGCCGCAGAGAGCGGTGAAATTAATCCAAGTGCATACGGAAAGGCATTTAGCGCCATTGCTGATGCATCGACTGACCACAGCGATTGGTGCGATCCTGTCATCAACATTTGGAAGGATGCTCTCTCATCAATCGGGATGCCTGACGCAGATATCCGCTACACGGGATTCGACTGTAAGGACGACGGTGTATCCTTCACCTCTCGTTTCATCCGCGAAAACGAGCTGATCGACTTCCTCGTCGCCCCTCCCAAACCAAGCACTAGCATCGCCGTGGGAGAAAATGGCAAGGAACTGTTTCAGCCGTGGATCGTCTATAAGATCGGCGGAATCGAGGTGTCCTCGTCGCTATCTCCCCTTCTTCGTATCGCGAAAGAAGGCAACATGGGGGTCTGGCTTGTACGGAAGTCGAACTCTCACCAAGTCGAGACATGCGTGGAATTGATGAACACCGAGTCTGATATCCTTGAGGAACTGAAGGATGCCGCAGAGATCGGATGTGAGATCAATTGGATGAATTTGCAAAATAAATTGAATTATGCTGTGGAGCGTCTGCGAATGAATCTCTGTCACGCCATCTACCGCGACCTCAGAGACGAGTATGAGTACCTGCGTAGCGAGGAATCGGTCATGGAGAACGCCATCGCAAACGAATATCACTTTGACGAAAACGGCAACCTGCACCGCTAAGGTCACCTGATCTGCATAGTCCCGGCAAAGGCAAATCCATGACTACCACTACTGCCAACAACATCGACGGATCGAGTTTTGATGTGAGTGCTTTCGAGAAGGCGTGGGATGACTTCCACGATGCCATGAAGCCCCTGTCCCTTCGCATCGGCTTCACCTTCTTCAAGGAGTACAAGAGCATGAGCGAAGAGACTATGTGCTTTAGTGCCAACATCACCCTCGACGGCGTGAAGGTTGGACGCGCGAAGAACGATGGACACGGTGGATGCACCGACATCGTCTTCGACGACAAGACCCTGTGGAACACCCTGAGTGACGAGATCAGCCGCCTGTGGAATGGTAATCCCGAGGATCGTCTTGATCTTGAGACTTTTATTTCTTCCCTCGCATTCGATGTGGCGGGAGACAAGGACTGGGATGCGTATGCGAAGCGCGCCGTGAAGCGTGGATCCACGGCTTTCCGCTGCGCGAAACTTGAGCGTCCGCGCAAGACCTACGGTTTCGCCGCCATCAACAGCCGCAATCCTGAGTCTATCAAGAAGATGCATGAACAATTCGCCTCTCAGGGACTCATCATCCTCGCGCAAAAGTGAGCCACCGAAACAAGGACAGCGGGAGGAGCGTGATGAGCAACACGCCCCTCCCGCTGTCAATAGGCATAGTCCCGGCAATGATCAAGTAAAGAAAGCACAGGAGAAACACATGGATACCCCTTTTCACTTGACCATTATGGGACGCAGGTTCATCGAAGGAACCGTACCCGACCTCATCTCGTCGCTCCATGCGTTGAACTCGCGTCTTTCTGCCATGACACAGCAGATGGGCGAGATGGAAGTCACCATGAAACGGCTTTCCGAAGCCGTGGAGCGGATCGAAGACGAAAAACCGCCCCACCGAAATGAGAAATCGGGGGAAAATGAACTTGTCAGCGAGAGATAATTCTTAGGCAACTAGAATCTCTGCGCTCAAGCATTGTCCCGGTACAGGAGGAGTCATGCCCATTCGCCATCTTGGATACGCGTGTGTAAACATGACTCTTGGGGAAACCAAGCCGTCATCCAATCGAGTGTTCACCGACCGAACGCTACGAATGGATGGATTTTCCATCCGCAGGGCAAGCGAATTGGCTCTCAAGAACGCCAAAGACCTTGTTCGCGTCATGGAGTGGAATGCAGCCAATGACATCCACTTCTTTCGAGTTGGGTCTGGCGTTCTTCCGTTCATGGATCATCCAGACCTTGGGTATGGACTTTCAGAACTTACTGATGCCGAAGCCATTGGTTTTGCATTGGGACGCGCAGGAAAAATTGCGCGAGACAATGACATTCGCCTGTCGATGCATCCAGGGCCCTATACCTGTTTGGGATCTCCCTCAGACGATGTGGTGTCGAAGTCCGTCAAATGCCTGTTGATGCACTCCATCATTGGCGATCTTCTTGGAACTAACGAAGATTTCGCCATAAACATCCACATGGGAGGCACTTATGGAGATAAGGCATCCACCGCTCGTCGATGGATCAAAGCCTATGTATCCCTGCCCGACCCTGTTCGTTGCAGGATCACTCTCGAAAACGATGACAAGGCATCAATGTGGAGTATCCGCGACCTTATGGAAGTGCATGACGGATGCGGAGTACCCATTGTGATTGACACTCACCATCACTCCCTCCACAATGGCGGCGACGAGCTGACGGAAGCGGCAAGCATGGCGTTTTCCACATGGAGCACCCACCGCATCCCCAAAATCCACTACAGCGAGTCTCGCCCCGATGCAATGCCGCAAGCCCATTCGGACTGGGTGATGAAGCGAATCCCCGAACTGTGCCACGACAGGCAGTACGATGTAATGATCGAAGCGAAGATGAAGGAAAAGGCTCTCATGCGGTATCGTAGCACCGTCCCGGCAAACCCCTCATTACAAGGAGTCTGAACATGGCTTTCACCTACGACCTGACTGCGATCAACAACTTCAACAGCGTGTGCTTCAAGGGAGATGGCGACGATACCCGACTCAACCCCACGACTAACACTCTCGTGTGGGGAATGCTTCTTATCGACCTTTCTGTCATCACCGAGGCGAACTGCGCCGAGGTCTACGCACGGCTCAAGGTGGCAGAGCGTATCTACAGCGAAAACGGCATCGGAGTCAACTTGCAGGATGTCGTGAACCACATCGGACTCAAGACGAACGCATCAAACTACACTTCGGCGGAGTGGTTGAAGAAAATCAAGGACGGTCTGAAGCGAGACTTGGAGCGGTGTCATTCAGACGCC